CGCGTCGTCGGGCGAGGAGTCCATCGCGTGAAGCGATTCACCGGGATGCTCCCTGACGCGCTGATGATCGCTGGCGCTGGCGCCGTGGCATTCGGCGTCGGTCTGGTCCACGTGCCGGCCGGCTTCGTCGTCGCGGGCCTCTTCATGCTGGGGGCCGGCTGGCTGCTGGCGCGAGGTCATTGATGGGAGCCTTGGCAGCCGCGCTCGCCGAACGGAAGTCCGGCGACGTCTATGCGCGCTGGTTGGAGCTGCTGAACTTCGGCGCCAAGTCGAAGGCCGGCCCGCCCGTCACGCTGCTCACTGCTTTCCGTGTCTCGGCCGCTTTTGCCTGCCTGCGCGCGATCGCTCAGGGCTGTGCGCAGGTGCCGTTCAAGCTGTACCAGGACTACGAAGACGCTGGCCTGGCTCGCAAGCGGGTCGCCCGCGACCACCCGGTCTACGACGTGGTCACCGCCAAGCCGAACGCCTGGCAGACGGCCTTCGAGTTCCGCGAGACCCAGGCGCTGCACGCGGCGATGGGCAACGCCTACGCCTTCAAGGGCATGTACCGCGGGAAGGTGGCTGAGCTGATCCTGCTCAACCCGGCCCAGGTCAAGGTCGAGCAGAAGCCGGACTGGACCATCACCTACAAAGTGACCGGCCGCAACGGCGAGCAGCGGGAGATTGATCCAGGGCTGATCTGGCATATCCGCGGGCCGTCGTGGGATGGCTTCCTGGGCATCGACACCCTCAACGTCGCCCGCGACGCTCTCGGCCTGGCTGTCGCCCTCGAGGACAGCCAGTCGAGCCTTCATGCCAACGGCGTGCGGCCCAGCGGCGTGTACTCGGTCGAGGGCACGCTCAACACCCAGCAGCACAAGGAGCTCACGGCCTGGTTGAAGCAGCAGGCCGGCGCGAAGGCGGGTGCGCCGATGATCTTGGATCGCAATGCCAAGTGGCTGCAGCAGTCCATGTCCGGCCGCGAGGCGCAGCACAAGGAAGTGCGCGATCAGCAGGTCGAAGAGGTCTGCAGGTTCTTCGGCATCCTGCCGATCGTCATCGGCTACAGCGGCGACAAGGCCAACACGTATGCCAGCGCGGAAGCGATGTTCGCGGCGCATCGAGTGCAGAGCCTTGCGCCCTGGTGGACACGCATCGAGACGTCCGCTGACGTGAACCTGCTGACCGACCAGGAGCGCGCGAAGGGCTACTACTTCAAGCACGTCGCGAACGGCCTGTTGCTGGCGTCCGCCAAGGACCAGGCGGAGTACCTGGCGAAGGCCCTCGGCTCTGGTGGCGCGCCGGCCTGGATGACGCAGGACGAAGCGCGCGGCCTGCTCGACCTCGACCCGTTCGGCGGCGCTGCCGCGCAGTTGCCAGAGCGGCTCGTCGCGGCCGCCGCGCCGGCGCCCAAGCAAGACACCTGAAAGGCAGCACATGGAAATCCGCTACATCGAGCGCCCGTTCGAAGTCAAGGCCGTGCAGGACGACGGCGTGTTCGAAGGCTTCGGCTCGGTCTTCGGCAACGTCGACGCCTACAAGGAAGTGGTCGCGCCTGGCGCGTTTGCCGAGTCCCTGTCCGCGTGGAAGTCCGCCGGCCGCCTGCCGCCGGTGCTGTGGCAGCACCGCTCCGGCGAGCCGATCGGGCCCTACCTAGAGATGGAGGAGCAGCCGGTCGGCCTGTGGGTCAAGGGCAAGTTGCTGGTCGACGACGTGCAACGCGCCAAGGAAGCGCGCGCCTTGATGAAGGCCAAGGCCGTGAACGGCCTGTCGATCGGCTTCGTCACGCGCGAAGACAGCTACGACCGCGTGACGGGCATCCGCACGCTGAAGAAGGTCGACCTGTGGGAAGTGTCGGTCGTGACCTTCCCGGCCAACCCCGCGGCGCAGATCAGCTCGGTCAAGAGCGCGATCGACGCCATTCAAACCCTGGCGGATGCCGAGGCCTTCCTTCGCGATGTCGGACGGCTCAGCAAGTCGCAGGCGACGGCCTTCATCGGCCGTTTCAAGTCACTGTCTGGTCAGAGGGAGTCTGACGAGCTGGGCGACCTGGTCGCCGCGCTGAACAAGCGCGCCGCCCCCCAACTGTCCAACTGAAAGGAATCATCGTGGACCTGTCCGAAGTCAAGAACCTGGTCGAGAAGCAGGGCGCCGACTGGGCCCTGTACATGAAGACCAACGACGAGCGCATCGCCAAGCTGGCGAAGGGCGAGTCGGTCGAAGCCCTCGAGGCCAAGCTGGCCACCATCAACACCGAGCTGAACACGACCGGCAAGGAGCTCAAGGAGCTGACCCTCAAGTCCAACCGCCCGCAGCTCTCCGCCGAAGCCGAGGAGAAGTCCGCCAAGGAGCTGAAGGCCTTCAACGCCAAGGCCCAGGCCGTGGCGATCGAAAGCGGCAAGTCCTTCGCGCCGCTGTCGGCCGAGGCCTACACCGCCTACAAGGCCGCGATGGCGGTCTACATCCGCAAGGGCACGGAGAAGCTGTCGGCCGAGGAGCAGAAGGCCATCAACGTCGGCACCGCCTCGCAGGGCGGCTTCCTCGTCGGCGAGGAGATGGAATCCGGCATCGATCGCGTCATGCGCCGCTACAGCGCCATGCGCGAGATCGCCACCGTGCGCAGCATCGGCGCGGCGACCTACAAGAAGCTCGTCAAGACGTCCGGCACCTCGGGTGGCACGCGGGGCGGCGAGACCACGGCGCCGACCCAGGGCAACACGCCCCAGTGGTCGGAGCTGGAGTTCAAGCCGGGCACCTACCTGTCCGACCAGCGCATCACTTCCGAGGCGCTCGAGGACGCGGTGCAGGATGTCGAGTCGGACCTCATGGAGGAGATCGGCATCGAGTTCGCCGAGATGGAGGGCTCCGACTTCATCACCGGCGACGGCGTCAACGGCCCGCGCGGCATCCACAGCTACAGCATCGTGGCGAACGCCTCGTATGCCTGGGGCTCGGTCGGCTATATCGCCTCGGGCGGCGCGGCCGGCTTCGCCGCCAGCAACCCCTCGGACGCGCTGATCGACCTGCAGCACGGGCTGAAGCGGCAGTACCGCGGCAACGCGGTCTGGACGATGAACGACGCCACGCTGGGCACGATCCGCAAGTTCAAGGACGGCCAGGGCCTGTACCTCTGGGCGCCCTCGATGCTGATGCAAGGCGCCGTCGGCCAGCTGCTGGGCCATCCGGTCGTCACCGACGACTTCATGCCCGACCTGGGCAGCAACACCTACCCGATCGCGTTCGGCGACTTCAAGCGGGCCTACTACGTGGTCGACCGCAAGGGCATCGCCGTCCTGCGCGATCCGTACACCGCCGTGCCGTACGTCAAGTTCGTCGCGCGCAAGCGCGTGGGTGGCGGCGTCGCCAACTTCGAGGCCTTCAAGGTCCTGAAGTGCGCGACCTCCTGATCTGCTGAAGCAATCCGGCCGCCGGCGATGTCGGCGGCCTCCTGAACACCCGGAAGGAACACATCATGAAAGACATGACGAGCATCGTCGACGTGAAGCGAGTCATCTCGCCCGTCTCAGTGGCCGACACCACTGCGCAGGTCGGCCAGATCATCGACCGCAAGGGCTTCCATGCCCTGACCTACCTGATCGCCACCGGCTCGATCGCCGACGCCGACGCGACCTTCACGGTCCTGCTCGAAGAGAGCGACGACTCCGGCATGAGCGGCGCGAACGCCGTGGCCGATGCCGATCTCATCGGCACGGAGGTGCTGGCCGGCTTCCAGTTCGACGACGACAACGAGTGCCGCAAGCTCGGCTACAAGGGCTCGAAGCGCTACACGCGACTGACCATCACGCCGGTGGCCAACGCCTCGGCCGCGCTGCTGGCTGCGGTGGCCGTGCTCGGTCACCCGGCGGTCGCCCCGACCGCCAACCCGCCGGCCTGAGCGCTGACGCACTGAGCCTGGAGGCCGCCCGAGGGCGGCCTCTTCCTTTTCCGGTCGCTCACAGCCAACGGACATGACCACCGCCCTCGTCACCCTCCGCAGCATCTGCGCCGGCGGCAACCACCTCACCTTCGGCGTGGCGGTGGACGGCGGGCAGGAGCTGCGTCGCGTGCTGGACCTGGAGCACATCCAGGAGCCGCTGACCGAGGAGGAGGCGCAAGCCTTCCTCAAGATCGTCGCCAAGATGGCCCTGCGCGGCCGCACCCTCAACCAGGCCCGCACGCTGCTGCAGGCCGGCGTGACGCTGGTGGTCTGAGATGGCGCTGGTCGACATGGGTCTCGCGTTCTGGCCGCCGCTGCAGCTGACGGGCGGTGTCGTCGCCGAGGCCTTGGGCTCGCTGAACCTGACCTTTGACTCGGCGACCGATCGCATTGCGTGGGTCGGCCGCAGCACCGTCACCGACACGCTGACCGCGCTTTACCTTCGCACGGGCACCGTGACGACGGGTTGCACGATCGAAGTGCGGATCGAGACGGTCGTGAACGGTCGACCGAGTGGAACGCTGTGGGCGGCGGGAACGAGCGTTGCCGTCGTGATCGACAACGCCGACGACAACGTCTGGAAGACCGCGACGCTCTCGACGCCCGCCAGCCTGAACGAAGGCGACGAGTATGCGGTGGTCGTCGTCGTGTCGAGCGGCACGCCCAACCTGCAATTCAAGGGCAACCCGGGTGGCTCCGTCAGTTGGGCTATCTCGGGGCACTACCCCCTGCGCCTGCAAGACACCGGCGCCGGCGCCTGGGCGAACGTGGGTTCGGCCTTGGCATGGGTACAGCGGTTCGGCACCGCCGGCGTGAAGCACGTGGTCGGGCTGACGCCGGCCGACACGGGCGCAGTCGTGTCGTTCAGCAGCGGCACCAACCCGGACGAGCGCGCGCTGCGGTTCCGGGTGCCCTTCAAGTGCCGCGTGATTGGCATCCGTGCCTTCATGCTGAACATCGCCGCGGGCGCCGACGCGACCTTCAGCCTGTGGGACGCGGCAGGCGACGCGGACGGCGAAGCGCTCGGCCAGGCCTCGATCGACGGCGACTTTGCGCTTTCAACGACGCAGGACGGATACGTCGACCTGCTGTTCGACGCGCCCGTGACGCTCGATATCGGCACGACTTACTACGCAGGCATTCGCGCCGATACGGCCAACAACATCGGCCTCGGCGAGCTGTCGAATGCAAGCCTGACCGACGCCATGCTCGCCTTTCCTGCCGGGTCGGCGCAAACCTACCTGGCAGCGCGGCAATGGACGGCCGGCGCGGCGGGAGCGTGGTCGGACACCACGACGACGCTGCCGATGATCCACCTGATCATCGACAGGCTGGATGACGGCACCGGTAGCGGCGGGTCTGCAGCGTTCACCGCCAACACTCGGGGCAACATGCAATGAGCGAGATCAAGGCCGGCGCGACCGACCAGAGCATCTATCTGGCGCTCGAAACAACCGCCGGGGCTCCCGCCACCGGCCTGACGATCGCCAACCTCGACGCCACCTACACGCGCACCCGTGCTGCGGCGGTGAAGAACGACCTGACCGCGCTGGGCGCGGCCGACTCGGCGCACGCCGACAACCAGGCCATCGAGGTGAACGCCACCAACGCGCCGGGCCTGTATCGGTTCGACATCCCCGACGCGGCCTTCGCATCGGGTGCAGCCGGCGTGGTGGTGACCATCAACGGTGCGGCCATCAAGCCGGCGCACAAGGACATCCAGCTCGTTGCCAACACGGCCGAGGACGTCCACACCCGCCTGGGTGCCCCCGCAGGGGCGAGCGTCTCGGCGGACGTGGCCGCCGTGAAGGTCGAGACCGCCCTCATCGTGGCCGACACCAACGAGCTGCAGACCGACTGGGCCAACGGCGGAAGGCTGGACGTCATCCTCGACGCGCGCGCATCGCAGGCGAGCGTGGACACGATCGACGGCATCGTCGACGCGATCCTGGTCGACACCGGCACCGACATGCCGGCGATCCTCTCGACGCTGGCGACGGCTGCCAACTTGGCGGCGGTGGCCGGCTACTTGGACACCGAGATCGCGGCAATCCTCGCGATCGCGCAGAAACTCGACACCGCGCTCGAGCTCGACGGGGCTGTCTATCGCTTCACCCTCAACGCGCTCGAGCAGGCGCCCACCGGCGGGAGCGCGCCGACTGCGGCGCAGATCGCCGATGAAGTGCAGACGCGGACCATCGCGGCAGTGACGACGGTCAACGGGCTTGCGGCAAACACCATCACCGCCGCCGCGGTCGCTGCCGATGCGGTGACCGAGCTGCAGGCGGGTCTCGCGACCGCAGCGGCGCTCGCCGCCGTCGGCACGGTTGTCGACGCGATCCTGGACGACACCGGGACCGATGGCGTGGTGGTCGCTGACAAGGATGGCTACCGCCTCGGCGCGACGGGCGTGAACGACATCCTGCGCACCGAGCTGACCGAGGGCTATGCGGCCGACGGCGCGACGTTCACGTTGGAGCAGGGCCTGTTCATGCTTTGGGCGCTGCTCGCTGAGCGTGCGGTGGCGGGCACCACGCTAACGGCCAACCGGCTCGACGGCAGCACCGCTGCGATGACTTTCACGCTCGACGACGCCGACGCGCCGACGAGCCAGACGAGGGCTGCATGAGCTTTGTCACCATGGGCCTCGGCGCGGGGGCGAGCGCTGTTCGGCTGCTGCTGATGGGCTTCGTTATCGGCGAGGTGGTCCTGCCGGTCGTCCGTGGCGCGCGTGGCGTTGCGCCTGGCGCCGGCTTGGAGCACGCCGCGCCGCGCCGAAGCAACGAGGCGCGCACTGGGCGCCGCATCGAGTCCGGTGCTCGCCGGGCCAATCACGCCACCGGCAGCCGCAGGAACTGACATGGGCCTTCGACTCATCACCGCGCCGGCCACCGAGCCGATCACGCTGGCCGAGGCCAAGCTGCATCTGCGCATCGAGGACGGCGTCACGGCCGACGACGACCTGGTCACCGCGCTGATCGTCGCCGCCCGCGAGCAGGCCGAGCACGAGACCCGCCGCGCGCTGATCCAGCAGACCTGGGAGCTGACGCTCGACGCCTTCCCCGCCTGCGCGATCAGCCTGCCCTGGCCGCGGCTGATCGACATCACCTCCGTCACCTACGTCGACGCGGCGGGCGACAGCCAGGTGCTCGACCCGTCGCTCTACACCGTCGACGGCGAGAGCGAGCCCGGCTGGCTGCTGCCGGCCTTCGACACCGACTGGCCGGACACCGAAGACTCCGCGAACGCTGTGCGCATCCGCTACCGCGCCGGCTATGGCGACACCGCGGCAAGCGTTCCCGAGGCCATCAAGGCATGGATGAAGCTGCACATCGCCGCCATGTACCGACATCGTGAGGCCGTGGTCGCGACGCAGAGCAACGAGCTGGCCGGGCGCTTCACTGACCGCTTGCTCGACCCGTTCAGGATCCACGCCGTATGAGCCTCGCTGCCGGCCAGCTCGACCAGCGCATCTCGATCGAGCAGCGCATTTCCGTCGTCAACGATCTGGGCGAAGAAGAGCCCACCTGGTCGACGCTCGCCACCGTGTGGGCGCGCGCCGAACCGCTGCGGGGGCGCGAGTACTTCGCTGCGGCGCAGCTGCAGGGGGAAGTCGACGTGCGCTTCACCATCCGCCACCGCACCGATGTCGATCGCACGATGCGCGTGCAGTGGCGCGGCCAGGCCTACGACATCGTCTCGCCGCCGATCGAGCCGCAGGGCGGGCGCGAGTACCTCGAGCTGATGTGCGTGCAGGGGAAGCGCGATGGCAGGTAGCTTCACCGCCAAGGTCAGCGGCCTTGACGAGCTGCGGGCCGCGCTGAGGGCTCTCCCGCCCAACCTGCGCCGCCGTGCGCTCCGCAACGCCCTGAGCGCCGGCGCGCGTGCGTTCAGGGACGAAGCCAGGCGCCTCACCCCGGTGCTGAAGCTCTCCACCTTGTCCGGCGCGTCGGCCTTCAAGCGCGGCGTCCGCAGGCCCGGCACGCTGCGCAACGCGATCCGCGTGCGCACCAGCAAGCAGGCTCGGCGGGCCGGGGACGTGGGCGTGTTCGTCAACGTCCGGCCGGCCAAGGGAGCGGACCGCGGCTCGAAGAGCCCGAACGACCCCTTCTACTGGCGCTTCGTCGAGTTCGGTACCGCCAAGAAGCCGCAGGGCGCGCGCATGCTGCAGCTCGCAGCGGTGAACAAGGCCGGTGAGGCCCTGCGCCGCATCGAGCAGACCCTGGGCCCGCAGATCCAGCGCCTCAACACGCCGAGGGCCCGATGAGCGCCGAAGCCGATCTGAAGGAAGACCTGGTTGCCTACGCGCCGCTGACGGCCGTGGTCGGTACCGGCAACCGCATCGCGCCCGACAAGGTGCCAGCCGGCGCGGCGCGGCCCTTCGTCGTGTACGTGCGGCAGGAGACCGAGCCCATCACCAACCTGCTGGGCGAAAAGCTGGCGGCGCGCATCACCTTCGAGCTGCAATGCTGGGCCGATACCCGGCGCGAGGCTGAAGAGCTCGGCGACCTGGTCGAGGCCGCTCTGGCCGCGTCGACGCGCGAGCCCGCCGGCATCCCGATCTCGGACCGATCGTCGGCCTATGACCCTGACCTGGACCTCGAGGCCGTGCGCCTGGTGGTCGAGTGGTGGGAGGGCGCGTAGGCGTCCAGGCGCCTGCACTCCCCGGCCACCAGGCCCGCTTCGGCGGGCCTTTCTTTTCCTGCAACCACCCGGCACCGCCGGTTCCTACCGTCTGAAAGGACTGAATCATGTCTCTGTACAAAGGACGCGGTGTCCGCCTCGAAGTGGCGCTCACCTTCGACGCTGCCGACGCTCTGACGGCCATCACCCAGGCCAACCCGGCCGTGCTCAGCGCCGCTGCACACGGCTGGGCCAACGGCGATTACGGCTACGTCGAGGAGACGGGCAACGGCATGGCCCAGATCGACGGCCAGGCTATCCGCGCAGCCAACATCGCCGCGGGCACGCTCGAGGCCGAGGGCCTGGACACTGCCACCTACGGCGCCTTCGTCAGCGGCAACATCTACCGCGCCGCGACCTGGGCCACGCTGTCGCAGGCGACCGACTTCACCATCGGCGGCGGCGACGCCGACAAGCTCGACGCGACGACGCTGCTCGACTTCATCAAGAAGGAAGAGAACGGCCAGCTCGCTGCCGAGACGGTGAACATCAACATGCTCGCCGACCCGCTGAGCAACGCGGTCGCCCGCATTCGCGCGCTGGCGCTGTCGAAGGGTGGCACGGGCTACCAGGCGAACAAGTCGCTGTTCCGCATCACCTACCCGGGCTCGATCCTCGAGATCTTCTGGTTCGGCGAGCCCAGCATTCCCGGCTTCGCCCAGCAGAAGCAGCAGATCGCCACCGCGTCGCTGCAGGTGTCGGTCAAGGGCTTCATGTCCTACCTGTGAGCTGAAGCGCCATGACTCACGAGACCCTCATCGGGAAGATGCGGCGGCAGCGCCAGGTCCGCGCGGACCTGGCCGAAGGCAAGTCGATCACGCTGCTCAGGCCGCCGGAGGCGGAGTTCCCGTCGCTCGCGCGCGGTGTCACGCTGGACCACGTGCGCCGCTACGCGGTGGGGTGGGACGGCTTCACCGAAGCCGATCTCCTGACCAGCGGCGGCAGCGACCCGGTGGAGTTTCACGTGGAGCTCGTGGCCGAGCTGCTGAACGACCGGGCGGATTGGCTGAGCAAGGTCTCGAACCGGCTCATCGAGGCCTGCAACCAGCGCTACGAAGAGCGCAAGGCCGCACTGGGAAACTGACCGAGCACCTGGATGCCCAGGCCGACCAGGCCGCGGGCTACCAGGTGCTCGGGCAGCTTGCCCCGCTGTCCAGCGCCAACGCGCTGGCCATCCGCGCGTGGAACCTGCTGTCCAACGGCATGGGCGGCATCGATTGGAGCGGCCTCGGCTTCGTGGTCGAGCTGCTCGGCATTGAAGACGTCGAAGCGCTCACCGACGCGCTGCTCGCCATACGGCTGCACAAGCCGCCCACCGGGCTCGAACCGCCCGAAGAGGAACCCTGACCCATGGCCATCGCCACCCTGAGCGTCGACCTGGTTGCGTCGATCGCGCGCTTCGAGGCCGACATGGGCCGCGCTGCGCGCGTGGCGGAGCTGGCTGCGTCGCGCATGGATCGGTCGTTCACGGGGATCGGCGCGGTCTTCTCGGGCACTGTGCTCGCGGAGGGGGCGCAGCAGGTCGTGCGGTCGCTGGTCACGCTGGTGCCGGAGCTGGTCAACGCCGTTGCCGGCTTCCAAGACCTGGAGGAGAAGACCGGCGCCAGCGCCGGGGCCTTGGCGTCCTTCCAGACCGCCGCCGACGTGGCCGGTGTCAGCGCCGATCAGATCGCCGGCTTCATGGTCAAGCTCACCGGCACGCTGAGCAAGACCAATGACGAGACGAAGGGCGCCGGGGCGGCGCTCAAGGCGCTGGGGCTCGATCTCGAGGAGTTCAAGAGCCTGGCGCCCGAAGACCAGTTCCTGACGCTGGCGCAGCGGCTCAACGGCTTCAAGGATGGCGCCGGCAAGACCGCGGTGGCAATCGCGCTGCTGGGCAAGAGCGGTGCGGAGGCGCTGCCCTTCTTCAAGGAGCTGGCCGAGAACGGTCTCTCGCAGATCAGGATCAGCAAGGAGCAGATCGCCCAGGCCGATGCTCTGGCCGACCGCAACGCAAAGGTGCGCAGCGAGTTGCGACAGCTGGCCCAGGTCGCGGCGCTACAGACGCTGCCGGCCTTGACGGCATTGACCGAGGAGCTGGGCAAGGCGATCTTCGGCACCAACGACTTGGGGACTGCGGCCAGCGGTCTGCAGCGCAACAACGGCATTCGGCAGTTCGCCGAGGATGCTGCGGTCGCAGTGGGTGCTCTGGCGGATGACATCGCCACGTCGCTGAAGGGCTTCCAGCTTTTCAAGGCCAGCACCGACAAGGAGATCGCGAATGTGCGCTTCGTGGGCGAAGCCG